ACTTTTACCCCATAATCCAAATAATCCCATATAATCGATGTTTCACAACATTAATAATTATAGCAAATATAGTAATTATTATTTAACTTAAACGAAAAACTTTAACAAACCAAGAAATAACATATTTCGCAGCGTCTAACCCGTGATCATCTCCATTTTCTTCCGGGACATCCATTTGTATTCCTTGCCATATTTTCCAGCTGTATTGTTCGTATTCAGATTCGATATTGATTGATTCTTTAGTGTAATGAATTTTACTCTTTTGCATTGTTTCAATTCCAGAAGCAATTGATCCGCTTCCTTTTTTTGCATTAATTACATTGTATCCAGCATTTTTTAATTTTCTGGATTCTTCTTTATTCAATTCATTTCCACTATCGCAAATTATTTCAATATGTTTTTCTATTCCCAAACGTTCTAATTCATCCGATAAACTACCTTTAATGTCGTTTAACGGTTTATATAACCTTTCTTTAAAGAAATAGTTTTCATCGCCATCAAATTTCATTTCCATTAAGGCGGTTGGCGCACTTAAGCCAAAATCGAGTCCGAAATATGATTGATACGGCAATTTCTCGAAATCAGCATTCGAAAGAGTTTTCCATCCTTTAAATATTCGGTTTGGTTTTTCTGCTTTTAAACCAAGTCCGTAAACCTGCCATAGATAGCTATCCGCAGTTTCGTTTTGTATGTTTATTGGGTTCTCTGGATTCCAAGATAAAATCTTCTTTTTCATCTCGATAGGACAAAAAGGATTTTCCATAAAAGTAGAATGAATTACTTTGCATCTTGGGTGTTTATCTAAATTGTCGCTCCAGTGTTTTCCGCTTGGATTAATATCTATCCATATCTGATTAGCTCTAACGTCTATCTGGTCAAACGTTTCGCTGGTCATTTTATAAGGCTCATTTAGCCAAGCTATATCCTGTGTAATTCCATGAGCGTTTGTGGTGTCATCTCCGTGCGGTTCAATAATTGATCCATTTTCAAAGTATATAGGCACTGTGTTCCTTGGGAATTTGTAAGAGCGTCCAGAAAGAGGAAATATCTTTCGAAAATCTTTCCATACTGAATTTCCTAAAGACTCTCTTGTGTCTCTCCAAATGTTTATCCTTAAATTAGGTATTGTTTCACAGTTTCGAATAGCTTTTTCCTCAATGCTCCAACTTTTAGAACTTCTGGAGCTACCGACGTGTTTAATGTACTTATAACGAAATATAGAATACTCTCCATCTTCATAGATATAAAAATAATCTTCATTCAATTCATAAGTTAAAAATCCTTTTACTATTGGATATAGTTTTTTGATGTTTTGTATTTCGTGTTTTATTTCTATTTTATCTCCTAAATCTTCGCATAAAAAGAAACGATCACTATCTTTTTTAAGAATCTTAATCCTTAATTCAGAATAGTAATCGTGCTTTACAAATACTTCGGTAATCCCGTAAGTTATCATTCAGGTTTTAATTCGTTTTTTAAATCTTCGTAAGTTCTACCGTCGGATAAAACCAAAGGAATTGATTGGTTTTGTAGTTTTTCTCCTCCAGATGTTAAATCAACTTTATCGCCAAACATTTTCGGGTAAAACTTAGAAGCAAGCCATTTACTAGTCTGTATCAACACATTGGCTGCTGATGGTTCAATCTCTCCGGCTTTTAACATATCACGAACATAATCAATTTCTTCTAACTCGCTTTCGGACTTGTCTTGCATAGCCTTTACATACAGGTCAAATAATTCTTGATGTTCACGTTTCCAATTGCACCAAGTTTGAAATGTTGGGTAATCTTCATTTGACTTTAAAACAGTCTTAATGTTAAAACCATTCGCAACATCATCACAAATAGTTTTACAAGTTTCAAAATTATATGTTGAAGGTCTAGCCATACTTTTAAATTTAACCCGCATCCCTTTAACAAAACACGGGGTAGAACAAATCTACAAAATTATTTTCAATTCTTCACCAGTCAACACAAAAAATAAATTTTGAAGTTGGTGGACGTATTTCAAATTAAAAAGAGAGAAAACAATTCCGTCACAAGTCCAATAATCATCTCTAATTAAAATTTCAACTTCTGAATCTTTTATTAAATCAAAAAATCCATTTTCATTTTTCTCAAACCCAAACTTCGACAGCCATTCTTCGGTTAGTGGGATTGGAATAACATTTCCAGAATTCACATGCATTCCTTGGCTTTTTCTAACTAAATCATAATTAACAATTCCATCTTTTGCCACCCTAATAACTTCTAGAATGTTTCCGTCGCGTTCTACTAAATTCCCTACCCTCAATTCATTTGCTTTCATTTCTCTTTAATTTCATATCCTAATTCTTTTTCAATTTCTTGGATTGTCATTTGTTTAGGTTTGATTATTGTTGCCCATGTGCCGTTTTGAAAAATACAGCACCCAAAATAAAAACTATTACTTTTTTCATCAAAACGTGTTTGATTATTATGAACCTCCCAATGTGTTTTTGGAGTTTCCCATAACGGCATAACCTTCAATCCTTCCTTAAACCCTCTCTTAACCGCCTCTTTAGTCAATGCTTCGAGTACTTCTTGATTAGTGGCGGGAACTATATTTTCCAACAAACCGACAACTCGCCCTTCTTCTTTGTCATACCAACCACCACTTGAATAAATGCCAAAACAAACAGCTTTATCTCCATTTATTTCTTTTACATTCAAAAAACCTCCTGCTTTATGTTTATACCACTTCCCAACCTCCAACTTAGTCTCAAACAACCCAGGAAACACTTCTTTTAAAGTTTTATTCTGATTCTCTTTAATAAATTTATTTGTTAGTTTCATATAAATGAAATTTTGTAATTAATATATTCTTGAAAGTTACACGGAATAAAGCCTATGTATTTTGATTTGTGACTATTTTTATATTTTTTGTGCTTTAAAATAATTTCAGCAATCTTTGTATTTACTCCTGATAATTTACCGTCAACGCTTCTTAATAAAATAAATTTATTCTCATCACAAGCTTTTTTTAATTGGTAAAAAGTCAAATTTTTCATTTCTCTTTAATTTTATACGTTAATTCAATTTCTAAGCCATTATTTTGTGCGAACTGTTGCAAAGTACCAAACTTTATATTTCGATTACCAGAAAGCCACTGTGATAGTCTGTGAGGTTGTATCGAATGTTTCTTGCAATAGTTTGTCTTTGATAATCCAGAACGATGCAGAAGTTCGTGAAGTATTTTTTGGTGGTTGGTCATAGTTTTTTTTACAATTCAAAAGTATCTGATAAATATTTTCTAAAACAAACACCATCTATTTGATGATTGTTTTTAATGTTTTTATTCCAAACAACCTCTTTTAAGAAATCGCCAAAAGATTTGCTTAATCCTTTAACATGCATAACAGACCCCATCATAGGTATCACACGGCATCTGTTTATAAAGTGTATAATTTCTTTTTTGTCAAATCCTTTTGATAAAAGGAAATTAGCTATTTTTTGCTCTTTCATAATTTCTATTTTTTAGTTATTTTCAATATTCAAAGATAAACAAAAAAAGCTTTGGTTTAACAAAATGTGAAAGTATTTTGTTGTTTATAATTGTTATGGATAATAAAACTGTATAGTAATTGTATAGTGTATAGTAAAGTGTATAGTAAAATTTTATTTAAAACATTAATTATCAACACATTAGATTAAAAAAGTGTATAATTATACACTTTTCGAAAAACCCTCTTTAAATATAGTTATTTTTATATATTTATATATTATGTAATACTGTATAGTGTATAGTATACAATAATATATACTTAACTTTATGTAAATCAATATTTTAACTAAAAAATCACTATACAATTTACTATACAGTTTTGTATAGCTACTATACAATTTCTTCAATCCAATTATATAGTGTTGATCTGGTCACGCCTAAATCACGAGCTATTTTAGATTTTTTAATATTTGGATTTTCTAAATACATTTCTATAAAAATTTCCTTTGGAGTTTTTTTTAAGTGCGTGTATTTTTTTTTGTGTATAGCCCAATCTAATTCAAATTTTCTTTTGCTTTCTAAATCTTCCGGACAAGAATAAAGTTCTATTTGGTGTTTTATTTCGTCAATAGAAATTTCAAACCATTCACCTTTTAATCTTTTTGAACTAAATTTATTGTGTAAAATAGTTTCAATCTCTTTTGCTTCATAACTTTCTATAAAGCCCAATATTTCACTACCATAAGGAGCATAAGTTTTAAAAGATGTAAATCTATTTATTGGGCTGTTTTCTTCTGAGTATCCAATCTTAACTGGAGTTAATCCAATATGTCTAAAAAAATAAACACATCCTTTTTCTGTTTTTGCCATTGTGTAAAGTTTTAAATTATACACAAATATACAATTTTTACATTAATTATACAAGTTTATTGTTCTTTTTTACTCCAGCTGTACAATGTTGCTCTGGTGACGTTTAGCATTTCGGCAACTTTTGTATAATTTATCTTACCTCCTTTTTTAAGCATAATATCGAATATTTCCTTTGGAGACAATTCTTTATTAATCGCAACTATCGAAGCAATTGATTTTGTTTCCTTTGCGCTCACTTTTACTTTTTGTGCTTGCTTAATAAAATACTTACTTAACTCAAAAGCTTTTAAGACAGTTTCTTTTGAAATTAATACCGGAATACTCATTTCCTCAAAATTGTTTATCAGGTGAATTAAAAGCGCAAAACGCGGTATGTATGACTTTTGTTTCGGTAGCATAGATTTCATATACTCGTTTTCTTCATCTGAATTTTGCATAATTGAAATTTCGTTATATATTTTTTCCCATTCATATTTGGCAGCATCATCAAATTTATATTTGTTTGGTAAAATTTCATCATCTTCATTCTTTCGAATATCCATAGAAATGTTCCTGTAAAAAGAACGTACCCAATTGTCGTAATATTCAATTGCCGTGAAATCCATTTCATTACTATTATACATTTCGATTTTTATTTCTGGACAACATAATAAAATACGGTCAAGAAAACCATTGCTTTTATTTTCTTCGGTGCTGAAACTCTCTAAAATAGCAGGTTGCACACCTCCTAAAATTG